TTATGAACGGCAGGCACTGGAAGATCATGTTTATCATCACAATGCAATATCCGTTGGGCATTCCGCCCACGTTACGCACTAACATTGATTTTGTTTTTATTTTAAGAGAACCATACATAGCCAACAGAAAACGTATATATGACAATTATGCGGGAATGTTTCCAACATTTGAGTCATTTTGTCAGGTCATGGATCAGTGCACAGAGAATTTCGAGTGCTTGGTGATTAATAACAACGTAAAATCAAACAAATTGCACGAACAAGTTTTCTGGTATAAGGCTGACAGCCACGGGGATTTCCGTCTGGGCTCAAAAGAATTCTGGGAATTATCAAAAGACATGGGTTCCGATGATGAAGAAGAGAAATTTGACCCCAATTCCAATAAAAAGCGCGGATCTGGACAGAAAATCAGCGTGAAAAAGACCAAATGGTAGGAAAAGCGGTTATCCAAATGAAAAATCTTGCTTTCAAAATTAGAAAGCAAGATTTAAATAAAAATTGATTAAAATTGCAATACGTTTTCTTAAGCAAAAAATATATAATTATGAGCGAATTCACAAAAGATTTGGACGAATTAATGCATTTATCAAGTCAAAAAGTGCATTTAGTCAAACATTTAAAGAAAAATTACAAGGAAAATATTCATTATGTTAGTTTTAAATGCAACGCGAAAGATAAACAATATGGTGGACAAAATAAAATTACATTTATGCTTACCGAAAAAGCGTTTGAATTATTGCGCAACTCATTTAATTTGCGTAACAAATACATAGTTGATGTCAGTGATAGCGTAAAGTGCATAAATGTTGGGATGTGCGTTGAAAATCAAACGATTGGGTTTATAGCAAACGCGTACAGCAGCAGTTTAAACGTAAAAAGGCAATATACTATTGGAAAATATAGGGCTGATTTGTATTTTATTGACCACAAATTGGTTATTGAATGTGACGAAAACAACCACAACGAGAGAGACCCTGAAAAAGAGAAAATAAGAGAAGAATATATTTTATCATTAGGCAATAAAATGATTAGATATAATCCAAATGACCACGCGTTTGATTTATCTAATGTTTTAAGAGACATTAATGCAATATTATTTGGCGGTGGTTTATAAACCGCTTTTAAATCAATAAAAATACATTTCAGAGACGTCATCCGATTATATTTTTTTCTAAGAAAATGCGACCTAGGTCACACGCGAAAGTGGCAAAGATGAATTTACGATCGCGACTGCTAATTTTTAATATTCGCAATATTTATGCACCAACCAATGATGAATACTAATTTTTTAATGTCATACGAGAAAACAACAAAACATATTTGCATCTGTTCCGCAATATCTATTATGCTAATAATAATGTTTGTGTTGTCTCCGCTGAGCAATTTCGTGTTAACTTCGTTGTTTGCAAAAATGGCCATAATAATCCTTTTAGGATACGCAATTTATGCAAATATTGAGTCTGCCGCATTTTTAAAAAAAGAGTTCAATGTGGATTTTTCGACAAGCGAATGGAGTCAAATAAAAATGAATATATCTTGTAGTTACATATTTAGTGGATTGTTGTTGTTATTGCTATTTTCAGTGATTAAAAACATGTTTTTTATCTAAACATTTAGGAGCAATTAATATCGCTGAATTTGCGCAAGCGTTCGATTTGTTGTTTTGGCGCAAAACTTCTTCATGTTTTAATGTGAAAATTGCATTATAATAAAATGCATCATTCGCAAATTGCATTCTATTAATTTCTTTTAATTTTCCAGTAACAACATTTCGATGCATCATTGGGTTGACAATTAACTAATATAATTTGTGTATCTTTATATTCGTTAAAAAATATAGTAATTTGTGATTTATATATATATACATGAATCGCGTTCCGAATTTAAATGCACCCTCACAACAATTGGTTGGTGGATCAAGTTGGATTTTAGAAAACAAAACATATTTATTTATTGGTCTCGCAGTCCTAATAATATTTGGATGCGTCGCTTACTATTTATATTCTCAATCGCAATCCAGTTCAGAGTCGTACACAATAAATAGAGAAAGTGGTGCAAATTCTGACCCAGGCAAAGTCGCTGAATTGATGTTGTTTTCAGTGGATTGGTGTCCTCATTGTAAAACCGCAAGACCTGAGTGGGATGAACTTAAATCCGAATATGAAGGAAAAACAATTAACGGATATAAAGTAATATTTTCAGATATAAATTGCACGGAAGAAACGGTTGAGGTTGAGAATAAAATTAACAAATACAAAATTGAGGGGTATCCCACAATAAAATTATTGAAAGATGGACAAGTAATTGAATATGATGCAAAACCTACCAAAAAAACAATGGAAGAGTTTTTGAACACTGTTCTTTAGGCAATCGTTTTTTTTAACGATGACAAAGACGATGAAGACGACAACGACGATAAAGACGATAAAAATTGTTCTCCAAATTTTGCGCCGCTATCTAGCAACTCTTGTCTAGTAGATGAAAACCATAACGCGGATTTTAATGTTTCAAATGACATGTGAGTCGTTTTGCAATATATTTCATATGGGATATTTTCTTGTTTAGTTTCTGTGCCAATTTGACTGATTATTTTTCCAAACAACCCCATTAAAAAATCTAAAATATTAGATTGTTGATTAATAATATTATTTACATTCTTGATATTGTTATTGTTATTGCCAGTATCGTTATCGCATGGTGTTGCTTGAGACAATGTTTCGAGTGGTTGTTCATTTGCGTTAGTGTTGGAGTTTGCGTGGGAGTTTGCGGAGTGTTTTTCATACAAAAAACGCAATCCAAGTATTTCTTCCTTTTTGTGTCCGTCAGCCAAGCAAAAGTTCAACGGATAATTTGCAGTGACGCCTCCATCAATGTAGCATCCATTGTCTTTACAAAATGGCATAAATAGAGTTGGAATTGCGCTAGTCATGATTAATGCGTGCAACAGTGGTAAATCGGGATGAGTTTTATAGGATATGTCAACTGTTTTAAACTCATTTATTTCCAACGAATACATATGAAGTTCTATTTTTGAAAATTCAAACAACTCTTTTAAGGTTATGGTTAGTGTCAAATCTTTTGCATACAACAATGGTTTAAAAATTATTTCAGCGACGTTATGATCATACAACCCTTTTTTTGAATAAATGTCCATAATTTGAGACATTTTAATTGGAAACACCTCTTTCCATGGGCGATGAATTAAATATTTCTCAATGGTTTCATGATCAAATTTGAGACAAATCATTGCTCCAAAAATTGCGCCTGCGCTGGTTGCGTATATTGTTTCGATATTATTAATGTTCCAAAAATGTTGATCTTCCAAATAATGCAATGCGCCGATTGTTCTAAAAATAGAGGGTCCTCCTCCACATAAAATCAAGTGTTTAATCGTTGGATAAGACGTTTGCATTTCAAAAGACTAAATAATATTATGTTTGCAAGTTGTATTTAAATAAATATAATCTGAATACAATTAAGTTATAAGTTACAATTTGCAACTTATAAGTTATATGAGACATAAAATAATATAACACAATATAAATAATATAAAAGGATAATATGTCAAACATTTTTGCATTGGAAAAATTCGAAAACTTTTCTGAAAAATTAAATTTAGATGAACTATATGCGAAAAAACAGCAATCCGATTTAAACAAATTAACATTATTTAACAAAATTTTAAATCGAGTTCATGTGCGCATCCGCACAACATCAAATCAAAAAATTAATGACCAATGCTGCTGGTATGTTGTGCCTGAAATAATCATTGGCGTGCCGAAATACGATCAAGCAGGGTGCATCGCATATATTATGGACAAATTGAAATCGAATAGTTTTAATGTAAGATATATTCATCCAAACACTTTGTTTATATCATGGAACCATTGGGTGCCGTCATATATTCGCAACGAACTTAAAAAAAAGACTGGTATCATTATTGATGAATTTGGAAACAAGGTTGACGAAGAATCATCTGAATTTAAATCAAACGCCAAAATGGATAAAAATCGCAATGCGGATGAAATGATGTTTAATTATAAAGACAAAGAAAGAGACAGAGACCGAGATTCATTTAATTCCCCTGCTACAAAAAAATTTACGCCAATAAATAGTTACAAGCCTTCTGGCAATTTGGTAAATAATAAAACATATTAAATATTACAAATTATGAATCAAGTATGAATATGCAGACAATTATGAATATGTAGACAATTATGAGCACGAACACGTATTTGCATGATTATATTTATATATTTATATTTATATTTGCATATATATATATATAAAGATACATGCCTCATACAAAAAAAACTGTCGGCAAAGTTGTTAAACACAACTTAACCAAAAAAAATAAGTTAAGCAAGGACGTTTTAGAAATATGCGCGAAAGAGCAAGCAGGTAACAAAAGTTGGGAGGAAGAATATGAGAAATCATTTGCGTATAAAAATTTGGCTCAAGCGAATCGTCGTATTGAAAAAGAATTAATTCGAATGTTTAAAATACCATATGCGCCGTCCGCAATTACTCCAAGAAGCAATTATTACGAATACATTAATCATATTTGGATAACTGAGCAATCAAACATTTTAAAAAAAGTGGATAAGTTTTATGTTCAAATTGATAGTTTTAGAATGGCACAAGAAAAAGTCTACATTGAGTTGATTGACATAACCAAAGAATTTATTGCGAAAAATCACACTCCGAAAGCGAAAACTATCCGCAATGTATACGAATCTTTTTTAAATTTAAATGAATCTGTCGCAAAAAGTCACGTGAAAACAATTGTTGACACTATTGATGAGCATTTATCTTCCAATAACTTGATTAAATTTTTGGCAACCATTAACAAACATGAAATTGTTGCTTGGGGATGCCCTATCACATGGGCGCTTCAACCAGATGAAAAAAATGCGAAGATTTACACAAATTACGTGTCCCCCTATCAAATGTCTCTATACGATTATTCTCTTTATCTAGACCCAGAACCAGGTGATGTCAACGCCGCTTATAAAAAATTAATCAAAACTGAATATTTAAAATATATCAACCAATTGTTCACCGCATGTTTGGGCGCAAACCACACGGAATCCGCTCAAGATGTGTGGGACGTTGAATGTGATTTATTACAAGGGTTTGAGTGCGAAGAAATTCCGGATGAAAATGACCATGGATATAACGTAATTCGATCCAATGAATCTGTTGCAAAACTTGGATTTGATTGGCATGCGTTTGCAACAGAATTAGGTTATAAAAAAGTGCCCGAAACATTTGTTGCCACTAGTTTAAATTTCACATTGTGCACGATGAGATTATTAGAAAAAAATTGGAGAACTCCCAAATGGAGATCATACTGGTTATACATTTATTTTCGTCAACTTACTCGATTTCACAAAACATGGCGATCCATTTGGTTTAATTTTAACGAAAAATT